GCTAGCTTAGTGAGCTTTGCCATTAATTTCTAGGGAATGGTATGCCCCGAGGGACCCGAAGGTCCCAGGGGCCGTTATCAGGCCTTGGCTTGGATCGAGCCAGCCACAGAGGTACGCAGAGAACCGCAACCCATGGCGAGCTTGCCCACGATCAGGTCGCCCTGATACTGCACATGGAAATCACCAGAGGTGGTTTCGATGCTGGGGGCCACAGCTTCCACGGTGCCGGCAGCTTCACGATGGAAGACCAGACCAGCACAGGTGGTGTTGGTGTGAGCGTAGTTGTTGTTTTCGCCGGAGATAGCGGCGCCACCAGCAGCCATGAAAGGCAGGTGGTTGGACTTGTACAGACGAATGCCGGCAATGCTGTAGAGGCCTTTGCCGCTGTTCATATCGCCTTGGTCGTTGCCGAGCTCACGGTTGAGGATGTTGGTGTCAACCGAGGAGATCAGGCTGTAATACTGGCGGGGGCTAAGCACGGCCACACGACCTTCCTGGGGAGCATTGCGCTCGTCCAGAACAGCAGCAGCTTCAAAGAAGCCATCCACCAGGGCCTGGGCGTTGAACTGGTTGTTAGCACCAATCTTCACCTCGAAGCCACCAAGCTCGCCAGTCACGACAGAAGCTTCGCGGGAAGCGTTGTCGAGCACACGGGCAATGCGCTGGTCATAGAAGGCAGCCATGGCCTCACCAATCTGCTTCGAGATCTCGGCTCGCTGGCTGTACTGAGAGAGAACCTCGTCGAGGTCATACACAAACTGGCTGGAGACCAGCAGGTCATCCATCAGCAGGGTTTTCTCGTTGGCCTTCAGCGCGGTGTCGCCCAGCAGGGGGGTCCCCGGAGTATGGAAACCAGCGCCGAGTTTCCCCGTCATGAGGAACTGCTTGCTCTTACCACCACGCAGGCTGTAGGAGCGAATCAGGCCCTTAAAAATAGTAGCAGCGTTGAACGCAGTGAACACTTCACCGCTGAACAGAGTCAGAGCGGTGGCGTACTTAGTTGCGTAAGTATTACCTTGGTTACCGTTAACGGCATTAGGCCGTGTAAGGTTTGCAATGTTAGTCATTTGAAAGAACTAGGAGAAAGTTTGTTTGTTCGGTCAGCCGATCAAATCCTTTTCAGATGAAAGTTGTCCTCCGCAGAGGGCTCTCTCCTACTCTTGAATTGTCTCTAAAGACCTAGATCTTTCCTTGCAAGGATTGCCGTAACAATGCCACGGACACGGGCGATAGGAATAGGGTCCGACTATGAGGTGCCCTACTCCCCTTCCTTCCTGCCCTGTAAGAGCCTCGGATCAACCAAGAGCCAGGACAAGTTCGCCGTTATTAAGCCACGGGCGCGGGCTAGCGTGGGATGTACTTGTACTCCCAGCTCTCAGCAGGCTCCAGATGAAGCCCAATAGAAATCCGCAGTTTGTTTGGTTTGGTAGGAGTAAAGGGGCAGTGCAATAAGCTGGAATCAAAAATCACTGCCCGGTTTGGCTTGTAGTCAACTACGTCTTCCCCTACTACCAATGCCCCACCCCACTCCTCATTCCAAACAGGTGATGAGAAATGAATAAGGCTGGTATGCCCCTGGGGACCATCGATGTGCCAGTGCGAGTCAGTGCCTGCTGTTTGTCCATTCACACCAACCCTTTTCACCTTCATCGGACTGAAGTGGTTTCGAGGGATGTTGTGGTACAACAACCAGCCAAGCCTAGACTCAATGTCAGGCTTGAAGATTCGCCAAACACATGTTTTATCGTCATGACCGCTAAAGGGGGGATACTCCCAGTGCGGCCCTGACAACATCTGAAGCGCGATGTCCCAGCGTCTAGCATTTAGATAATCATCAATGATGATCATATCTTGATGTAGTGGGTCATCTTTACTGTGTCAATAACTCGAGCCTCAATCACGAAGAAACGCTTCAAACGCTTCCCTTCGTATGGATCGGAGTTATGGATTAGGTTCGATGGGTGGACAACGAACATCCCCGTTTGAGGGAGAAGCGTATGAACCATCGTCCAGTTCTGCCTTCGTGACTTACCATTTGGGTTCGGGTCCTGCAGCTGTAGGCGGCCCATCGGGAACTTGTCATCCGAACCCTCTTTTTCGTTCTTGTCGAGATCCAGATAGTAGACACACACATAATGTGAGTCTTTATGGTTATGAGGCTTAGCTCGTTCACCAGGCTCCATCTTGCGGCAGACGCAGAGGAACTCAATGTCATACACGTCAGGCTCAAGATACTGATCAATGTGCATCATTGAGCGGACGCGAGTCTTGGCAAATTCCTTAAGCTTTTGTACAGCCGGATCCTCTTCAACAAAGAAGTTATAGCCAGGACGCTGAGGGTCCAGAATATCGATCACATGATCGTACCGTTGATAGTACTGCTCATGGAGCTCGATCAGCTTTTGCTTCTCTTCGTCCTCAAGAACTAGGTAGTCTTCCAGTACGTGTGTGGGCCACAGCGTATGGAGTTTCGTCACAGCAGATCCTTGCTAATAGATAGTCGCTGCTCCACATCAGCACGGAATGCAGGATCCGAGGAGTACAGCGGATTAGCAATGTCACGAGCAAGCTCAGCAGTGCTGCGGTAAGGCTTGATGCCAGTGTTCGAGGAGGCACGCCCACTGACCATCTGCCCTTCAAACCCCTCAGCCGCCGTGTATCGGTCCTTGAGGGCACTCACGGCAAAGCGGATCGCAGCAGCGTTACCAGAATCAGTAATGCTGTTGAAGGCTTCTACTTCACTACGATCAAGATTCTCAGCAGCCCACTGAACCATTTCCTGGTAGCCCTCGGGACCACCAGCAATTGCCATAATTTCAGCCGCTTCATTTTGAGCCAGCTGCTGTGCCTGCTGATACTTGCTTGCATTCTGGGTATAGAATGCCTCATATTCACGGATAAACTTCTCGGGGTCTGACTTAAGCTGTTCTGCGAGAGACTTGACAGTCTCATCACTCAGACCTTGACCCTGAGCATACTCATCGGCGGCCTTGGACAGGTTTCCATAGTCCTGCGGAGTGGCCTCTTCCTGGCCCTCTGAGGCGTCTTCAGTACCCTCTTCTGTGTCACCCTGGCCGAGCTTCTTTTGAAGCTCCTCATAGGCCTTAAGGAGGTCCTCCTGCGACTTGAACTTCCCGCCAATCAGATCGGCAGACTGGTTCTCAGAGTCAACTTGGTCATACAGGCGGGCCTTGTCGTCCTCCTGCATCTGCTGAATTTTTTCACCCTGAGCAAGAGCTTCGGCTTCAGCTGCTTGCTGCTGAGGAGTAGGTGCGTCCGGGTTAGTGTCGAAAGTTACGGTGGGCATTAGTAGGTTTCGGTAGTGACGTTTCCAAAGGAGGGGCGGATCTTAGGCTTCTGGCTATAAGTACCTGCATCGCCAGAGGGCTTGACGGTGGGCTTGATTGTGTAATCAACTTCCTTTTCAAGACTGGCTTCTACTTCGGTAGGGACCCAGGCTTCACCTGTGTCGACCCCACCCTTGTAGGTTCCGTCAGAGTCCCGCGCCCGGCTCCGGCTGGACTGGCTCTGCTTGCTGTTGTTGGTTGGCATACTGATCAACTAATTTTTCACCAAGAGGAGACTTGGCAAGCTGCCCCATCTGATTCATCAGGCTGGCTTGCATCATGTCCTCCTTCTGCTTACCAGCTTCCTGCTCCATAGTTGCAGGATCCTTCACCAGATTGAGAACATCAATGCCACTTGCAGCGGCAAGTCTCTTCAAGAATTCCGTAGGGTTAATAAATTGTGCAAGGGCTTCTGGACCCATGCCTTGAGCAACGGTCTGCATGAACTCCATCAGGGCGATGCGCTCCTGACCTCGTCCAATTCCGTTCAAGCCAGCGACAACGGTTGGCATCACCAAACCTTTCGGAAGTGGTGGTACTGCTTTCTGTCTCTGGAGAATGTGCAACTTACGATTAAGGTAGGGACCCAACAGTTCAGTTGTCAGATTCCCGTAGATTCCCCCCAATTGTTCGTTGAGTTCCTGTTGAATGGCAGAGATTTCGGTTGCGGTTGTGCGTTCTGACTGGCGAGGATTGAGGATCAGGAATGCATCTGACAGTCGCGTTGTCAGATCTCTAATCATCTCCTGCACAGTACGGAAATCGGCGGTTTTACCCACTTGGATGACGCCAATATCATCGGGGCGCCCCTGGATGATGGCGCCATTGCTGGCACGAGCTAGCGATTGCGGCTTGGTAGAAGCGGAAGGAGATACTGTGAAGATCACCTTCGCGGCAGCTGCACTGCCCTCCACCAGAGCCCTCATCAGGTTCTCCAGAGAGGTCAGGTCACCAAG